GCATTTTCTGTATCGATATAAACTATTATTCCACCCAGATTTTGTGTTGTTCTTGCAATCTGAGTTGCAATATGCGACTTACCAATAGAAGGCGGACCAAATATTTCTACGATCCTACCCTCAGGAAGTCCTCCCTGGGATCTGTTTGAGCATATATAATCTAAAAGTTTTGAACCTGTGCTTATCCATCTATTAACATGTGTAGGGGATTCATCTGTAGAAAGATTATATGCAACCCTTGATCCGTGATCTTTGTTTAAAGATTTTATTAAATCAGATGTAAAATCATCTGTAGTCTTTTTTCCCATATTTTTTTATCCGTCATATAATACTATCTTGGTATTAACTGCCGAGATAGCAAAATACTATCTCGGCAATCTAAACTTACTCATCCATTAAATCAGCAAATGCATCATCAATATTGCTATATGCTTTTGATGAGCTATCGGTTGAAGATTGTTTCTGCTGAGACATTTGTGATGATCCTGTCGGCTTTTCAAAACCGTCTCCAGAATCATTATCATCATTAAGCCAGTCATTTACAATTTTAGATAACTCATCATATGACTTACACTGATAAATATCGCTAAGATTTGGAATGCTATCAAGCCATTCTTTTGCTTGGTCTGACTTTGATGATAGTTTTGACTGTCTGCCTCTGGGCCTCACCTCTGTCATTGCCCACTTTCTTCCTGGCTGCTTAACACATGCTACTTTTATATCTCTTCCAGATGTAGGATCTGTAATATCGCCGTAGTCCTCGTCAAGCATAATTCCAAGTAAAGTTTGGTATACTGTCTTTCCGAATCCCCAAATCTGGACTCCTTTATCCTCTTCCCCTCTAACAATTACAGGTGCGTATGTTCTCATCTTTGGATAAAGCTTCTTCGCTAATTCATATGACTCTTTAGACCCGTCATCTCGAAGTGTTGTAATAAGTTCCTGTACAGGATCTGGATCGCTAAACTGATAAGGAGCAAGAAGTCCCCTATTGTTTCCAATTCCGTAATAAAACCAGCGCTCTTGAAAGGGCTGGCCTTCATTATCTGGGAAAGAAAGTAGTCTAACTACATGTTCTTCACCCTCTGTCGGCTTCCACATAGCCGACCTATTTCTATTTGCACCGCTTAGGCGCTCTAACTTTTTTCGAATTGCTTCAAAATCAATGCTCATTTTTTCTCCAATGTTTAATTTGCAATGTTTAGTTTTTAATTTTCAATGTTTCATTGCTTATGTATCATACACAAGGCTTGATATAGTTTTCAACTATTTTTTTCTTTTCTTTGCTGATTTTCTTTTCTTTGATGCTTTTCTTTTTTTACCTGGATTAGATGCTCCTCCAAAAGAACTGACGCTGTCCATAGCATTTCCTGCGCCTGACATTCCAAGTGGCAATACCATTCCTGCTACTCCGCCGACTGAGCTAAACTCATCAACAGCATCATCTTTTTCTTCAGGATCTTCGTCTATCTTTTTTTTTTATCTTCTGCAAGAAATGATAACTCATTTCTTATTATCCTTCTTAGTGCCATCTCTTCAAGTGTTTCTGGCCTACTTTGATAATTTACTATTCCCCCGTCTGCTTTGTATTTGACAAGAGACGAATCATAGTCACTCTCAATTTTAAACTGTTCTTCGTCTGTCATTTCTACTGATGGCGGAGATCTAAATTGATACCCAGCAGGCTGTGCTTCATAATATCCTGGCTGATCGAAGTATACTGACTCTCTAATAAATTCTCTTAATTTTGACTCTGACAAGGGGGCTCCTGATGATTGTATTGTAGATTGATATGTTCCACCTGAACTTGGAGATAGTGATATACTATTTCCAGATACTGTTAGATATTCTGAATTTACCATGGACGGTGTCCAGGGTGGACATGTAGATTGTGTTGACTGATTTAAATCAAAGCCCAAGAAAGTATTCATTACTGAAGATGAGCCGCCGCCGCATTGTTCACTGTATTCTTCCCAGCTTTGAATTATGTCACCAAGAGCAACACAAGTTCCCGGTGCTGTAAATACTGTCCCTATTAGTCCTGAAGCTGCGCCCTGTGCTATCTTTGAAGATATACTCGGAGACATCAGCGTCTCAGTCATTTCTTCAAATAGATTATGTCCAATAATTACACTTTTTACAGCATTTCCTATTGATCCTCCTGCTCCCATCCCTACTATTCTCGCACCCCAAGAATTGTGAAAAGCTTGTGCCCAACCTGAAACCATTTGGCCGCCCCATCCCAATGTTGCAAGACTGAGAAGAGATCTTATAAGGTCAAAATAGTTTATTGTTATAGATTCAACATCGCTAACTAATTGTTGGGCAAGGCTATCATCAGGGTTGCTGACAAAGTTATTAACGTTTGCCTGGGCGTCATCCATATCACCCTGGAGCTGTCTCATATTCCATGCTATTTGGCCGAGGGTCAAGGGTGTTCCGAGAAATGGAATTCTTCCTGACCATATTCCTATCTGATCTCCAACAAACTCACTTCCAATATCCTTAAAAGTTGACTTTATTGTATCAAGAAACTCATTTATTTGATATGCTTCATCTGTATCGTATAGAGAGGCTAAGCTATATATACTTCCATCTACTACTGCATCTTCATCAAGCAATACCGAGCTTATCTTTTTGGTTCTCATTTCATCTTCCGACATTCTTAATTTTGTAAACGGGTAATCCGTATAATAAATATCTTCCTCTTCCTCTTCTTGCTCAGGAAACATTAATCTTATTTCATCAAATTCTGGATGATCACCCTTATTCACTCTTGCCATATAACTAGAAAATCCTGCATCGGCTGCCTGCGATGGTGATCCGCCATCACCTTGGTAGTAAGGCCTCTTATTTCTACCTATCTTGCTCTTTGCGCCGTCACCGCCACCAATAGCTCCAACAACAGGTATTCCTATTCCTCTACCAGAATACACACCAATAGGACCTTTCGGCTCTAGCTCTGATGCGTATCTCTTTATAAACTCTTTGCTTTTCACATGTTTAATTATGCTTCTGCGTGAGTCTTTCCTTATGAATAGCTATAGATTTTGACATTTGGAGTAATATTGCTAGTGATGGTTCACTTCCCACGTAGAATCTATTTTCCTCGAAGTGTGATCCTTGCGCTAATTGAATAGCTATCCACTCATCAACACCTAGCATAATACCAAAATGATTGAGTAAAAACAGTGTCCTGTGTGAAATAGACATCTTTTGTATATCTTCGTTGTATTTGTAATGCTGACCTAGTTTTTCTCTATGCCAGTCAGAGTCTTGCTCAACAAAATAGTCATTTTCTAAGTCTCCTACTTTTCCGATATCATGCAAGAGGCCTACCTTGAGAATAGAAGCAATAGGTAAATTAAATCCTAAAGATTCATTTAGGGTCCTCATCATAATAGTAGTATCGAGTGAGTGCTGAACCAAACCTCCGGGCTCGCAGCTATACTGATCAGTTCGAGGAGTAGCTGGGCACATTACAATTCTTTCACCCAAATATTCAAGAAGTTTATTTAAATTATCATTAGACAATCTTTGGCATAACTTTTCATATGTTTTCCAGTTATTTTCTAAATCTAGTACACTCATTTTATCTCCTCTACTGATACTGGGAATAATGTTCCAACTTTCTTAGATATAAATCCATCACTGCAAGCTTTAATAGCACGCATCTTATCAGAACCACATACATCTATTATAACTGCATCGTGAATAAAGTACAAGGGCTTGTAATCTATTTCCTGACTATCTAGATATGCAAAGAGATTTTCAAAAATATCAAAAGAAACATCCACAGTTGATGACTGTATGAGGTGATTGACGCTTGGTTCACTACTAAATATTTTTCGGCCGTGTGTATTAGAGATATATCCGAAATCTTTTTTTTGCTCATGTATAACTTTTTCAAGATCAGAAACTCTAAAATAATTCTTTACGCTATCAAGAACGTGTCTAGAATTTGCTGAGTCTGGAAGTCTACTCTTTAAAGAGTGATGTGAAGCTCCATATATTGCAGATAACGTTGCTATTTTTGCAGCCTCTCTAGATATTTTTACACCAATTGAATTCATTATTTCGCTATAAATGTCACCTGACACACTTTTTCCTATTAGTGATAGTGCAACTCGTGGCTCTGCGGACTTTATATCTATTTCAAGTATTGATCCATCATTATATCTTGACTTAATAATAGACCTATTCTCTTTCTTAAGAGTCAATATATTAGGACCACTAGATATAGTCATTCTCCCAGTTACAGAGGACGATAGTGAATATGTAGATTTATTTGCAACATTTGTCCCATTTGATATAAATTTTTTAATTTGTAGATTTGAATTTAAATTACTATTCTCATTAATGTTTTCTAAAGAAATTCTCTTTACCTCATGCATATCAATATATGGCGATACAAGGCCCTGGATCAACTTTCTGTTTCTTCTGTGAGTTGTAATATAGTAACTGTTGGATTCATCATTGATATTCATCCAGAGCTGATCTACAATGTTTTTAATAATCTCTTTATACTTCGATTTTTTCATACACATGGACCACGGAATTTTTTCAATATTTGCACCAAGATATTTAAATGCTTTTGTGTGCGGAGTTGATAAAAAATTAGGAATTTCTATTCCTATGCATGACATTGCCTCTCTAATATCCCTATAATCATCAAATCCCCATAGAAAAGATTCTTTTGGATATGAAGATACCCATGTCCAAGTCTTACCATTATATAGTAGATTCCTATCTGATCCAATAGATTCTGATGATAGAACAAGATTCATATATAAAACTATACATACAAAATTGTATATGTTCAACTATGTATAGTTAGTATCAGTTGTCTTTGCAGCTGTTGACAAAGCTGTTCTTATTGATTGCATAGTTGCAGAACTATTATATCTTAAAGTCAAATTAGTGGTAAAGTCTCCCGATCTCAAGGTATGTCTTATGCCCACAACATAGTAAAAATTATCAGCAGTTGTTCCACTTCCCATATCTATATAAAACTTTTGACCATATTCTACAAGGGGAAAGCCTGCACAAGATATAGTTGCCTGTGTCGGTATTACAAAAACATCTTCCTCAACACCGCCATCTTGATCAGTTCCCATATTTCCAGCATTATCTCTGATTGAATTTAAAAGAAGTGTATTTGCAACGTCTCCAGATGTTTCACTTCTCATGCTAATCCTGGTTATATTTGTAAATTGTCCTCCAAAGGTTATACTTGGTGAGATTGATTTTATTGCATCTTTAATCTGACCAATTGACATAGCATTGATATATGCTTCTACATCTGACATTCCGCTTCCGTCCGGATTCTCTATTTGGACAGCTGCCTTTTTAATTCCATAATCTTCTAATAGCTTGTCAAAAAATTGACTAGTTCTATTGCTAGATCTTGTTGCGCTGACATTCGTTTCTCTTGCTCCCGCAGTATCACTATCTACATCCGATGGTGTTGGAGGTGTTGGAGAGCCACCTGGACTTACAACTGTATATTCATCACTGTTCATTATTTGCTGTAGAAGCCTTGCTTCCCATGGAATTCCCGCATTTGCATCATATACATGTATTCTTAATATATTTTTCTCAGAAGACGGCTTTCCGCTTGGCGGTGTCCCTATAAGTGCTGGAACACACTCCATAAGAACTCTTACATCTGGAATAGTAAATTTTTCGTTTCGAGGACCTTCTTTACGAGAATATATTGTTCTTAGCCTCGACGGGAGAGAATCTCTAATCTGTGATATCTGTGAGTCTCTTAGTGCAGGATCTATATCATCATCTGCACGAAGCTCAGATATAGAGTTATAGTAGTCAGTAAGCTCATAATTTGGATCATTTAATTTTTCAACAGTCTCACCAAAAACCCAGTTTATAAATGACTTTATTGTATATGCAGATATTCTGACATTGTCTCCAACTGTTAGCTCTGAGTATAGTCGCGACCAGTTTGTAACAGTGAATCTTGCAAGACTTACATCAGCCATTGCAGCTGCGTGATCATTAAAGGGATAAAAAAACCATTGAACTTCGTCATATTTTCCAGATTGCTGCAAGGGCGTTCCAACCATTGTAACAAGTAGCTGTCCAAGAGTTGGAACAGAAAATGTTATTGTCTCTTCTGACGATGTTGATTCTGATGTTGCTTCTACAGCTCCCTGTGAGTCAGACTGTCTATCAATTGCGACAGTGACACTTTCAGATGCAGGTGTTCCTCCGTCTGCAAAGAGATCTCTTCTGTTTAACATTCCATTTTTTCTTTCTATTTCAGCTGTTAGCGTTGAATACCTAGCTGTTGTTGTCTGCTGTTCATCAAGAGCATCAAGCGCAACATTGATTGCTGCGGTAAGAGATGACATTGTTCCAGCTATAGTTGCAGAATCTTGATCAGGTTCTTGTGCATGAGTTCTCAAAGTCTTTAGTAAATCTTTGTATACAGAAATTGGAATTAAAGTGAGCGGACTTGCTACGTTTCTAATCCTTCCCGGTATTCTTTGATGAATTCTCCTTGCTTCGTGAGCATTTGCTTGCAATCTTCGTGAATCACTTAGAGACTCACCGTGTGATATTGTACCTCTAACTTTTGAACCTTCTACTGCAGCAACTATTCTTTCTGCCAGGGGCCTTATAAGAGAAAGAGATACATGCTCTACTCCGCTTCCAATTGGCAGACTATCCACGTCTGACTGGCCTCTAGACGCAAGCTTAAGTGTTACTCTAACCTGACCATCATCGAGAAAATCTACATTTGAAACTTGAATATTGAATATTGATTTGCTCTTGAGAGAATCTAAGAAATCTGCATATACATTTGACCCAACCATATTATTCCCTTGGGCATGTGACCATCCCCACTCTATCTCGATATACGTAGCTGATGTTGAATCTGCTGCTATTATGGGAGATATTGTAGATAATTGTGATCTATCATGTAAAACTAGTTGCATCGTTGCAGTTTTATTTGCAAGAATAGACTGCCCAAGACCTGCTATATCAATTGTAAGTTGCTCAAGCGACATCAGCGGAACCATTGTATTTAGAGGTCCTCCTAACTCGCCGGTCTGTGATGCATTATTTGCAGTTTGTGGGATTGTGAATAATTCAATTCCTGCATTTGCGACCTGTCTTGTTATCGAAATATTTGGGCTTGAGAGGTCTAGTGTGACTGCTGCCGCATCAAAATCAATAGAGTCTCCGCTAGCTATGTCAAATAAATTTGAATCATCATTTATTGGAACTGCTGATGCTAGTATTGTATCAGCAGACCCCCCATCTAGAGACGGTATCGAGAGAGCTGGTCCTCCTGTGTCAGAACCCAAAAATCCGACAAGGTTAAATGTATCAAATCCACCTATAAATTGCGGCAAGTCTGTTATAAATCTAAGATTTATATATGGTGCGCATTGTGACATTTCAATTGAAGGTATTGAATTCATAAATATTGAAGCTGCAGATGCATGCCTATTACAAAAGAAAAGATTATAATCTGCAATTTCTACTGTTCCCATAGTTGGATTATCTATTCTATCCGGATCTCCTGAATTATTTCCTTCTGGAACAGTTTCTCTCGCCCCTGCACCTGTAGAAGCATCTCCTGCTGCTGCGGCTGCACCTGGAGTTGCAGATGATTCCAGCTGAGAACTTCTATCTACACCTGCAGTACACTCAGTAACACCTGCTTGACCTCCAGCAGCTTCAACTCTTGCACTATCATTTACAGGAGAATCTGGTTCAATGCTTGACTCCATCTTAATCCCAATTGAGGCTGCGATCTCAGATCCAAATTGACTTCCAATAGAATTCATTATATCTTTTAGAAAGTATCCTCCCTCACTATTATCGTAAAGAATTCCCTGCAAAAATCTTATCTGACTATCTTGCATGCTGTCTGACATAGGCCCGGGCACGCCCTCGATTGTGACGGATGATCCGAGGCCAAATAGGCTCAAAAATCCGAGATCAGAGAATTGAGCAGACGAATTTTCAAATCCTGTTCCGGTATAGTATTTTTCTAACTCTCTAACTGCCGCATCAAGTCTATTTGCTGGGGGTGCTTCGTCACTCATTCTATCTCACTATTCTCATTATCTGGCCAAGATCTATTGGAATTCTTAGAATTGTTCCAGCTGGAGCTTGCAGTGACCACCCAATTCCAGAAGCAGCTGCTATAACCCACCAGTAAGATCCGTCTCCATAGTGTTCTGCTGCAATATGATCAATTCTTTGATTTTCAACAAGCTTTTTAAAAGTAACTGATATTGTGCCCTTTAGAACACCCATAAATATCTTATCTGATGAGTGAGGTGTGCTGTACATTGTTCCTTCATTAAGTCTTCTAAGGAAAGTATATCTACCCATTGCCATAATTTAAATCCTATAGTTTATTTTTATCTAGCGGTTGCGCACTAAATTTGCCTGCTCTCTTGTAAGAATCTTGTGATCCCCTTCCGCCATCTGGCTGGACATCTCCTGCAACTGAATTCATAATATTTCCAACATTATAAATTGGGGCTCTATTGTATCCACTTGAATCAATTCCTGGTGGTAGATCGTGAATAACATCAAAGCCGACTTGAACTTTGCAAAACTTTGGAGCTCGAGAATTCCAGTCAATCTCCCATGTAGTCATAGGATCAATCCAGTTAAAACTAAGACTCCTAAAGACACCAGCAAGGCCTCTTCCGCCAGAATTTTCAAATGCTCTTGTAATTGAGTTATTTCCGGGATGCATAAATTCATTTGCATTTGTTGTAAATAGTTGCATAGCATCATTTGGAAATCCTGTCTGTGTTGCAAAATCACTTAAAAAAGCTGATAGAGCTCCAGTTCCCCAAGCCATGACATTCATAAATGGTGCTATATTATTAAGAAACATAACATCAGGATTGGGCATAAGATCCTCATGGTAACAAGTCATACTTTTTCCATAAATATCAGAGGGGGCAGCGTAGTCAATAATTTTTACTGTATACCTGACCTTCGTCTTAATTTCACCTTCTCTTCTAAATCCTTTTGATACTTTGGATGGCTGCGCAGATCCTATTGAATTAATATCTACACGTTTTTTATCAATAACTTGCATGACATAGGGCCTTGTTATTCTGTATGTTGTACCAGATTTTAATTCATATCCAAGATCTATGCTAGCTTTTAGAATTGGCTTGTCTGATTCAGTATATCCCCCAACATCATCTGAAAACCAGCCTGCTGTAGATCCAGCAAGAGATGCTGCAGCTTTTTGAAGCGTTTCTGCTACTGTTGAGGCTGACTCTGGTGCTGTCTTCTCTGCTATATCAGGACTTCTCAACTGTCTAAGGACAAGTCCAGCACCTATAGGATTTACAAATCCATTTAAAGATACTCCCGAAAGAGCTGTTCTTAATATCTTATCTCCAAAACCTGCTCCTGCATCTCCACTACCTATCCCTAGAGCTAGAGGCGATCCAAACATTACTTTAAAAACTGTTTCAAGTTGTACTTCTCCAATTTTTCTCTGTGCGTTTCCAGTA